GAAAAACTTAAACAAACAGGAGTTAAAACAACTCCAACACCAGTACCTGTATTGCCAGGACAAGTTTGTCCACCAGCCACAATTACAACATTCTCACCGTTAGTTGGAAATAAAGGAACTATTTTACAAATCAATGGAACAAACTTAGATGTTGTAACTAAGATTTTTATAGCAAATACTGAAATTGTTGTCAAAGATAACAACAATGTTACTATACTTAATAAAGAAACCTTAAGAGTAACTTTACCACAAATTGGGACGGGTATTCTCACAGAAGGAAAAATTAAACTTGTTAGTGGTGAATATGGTGAGTACCTTACGACAACATTATTCAAATACGACCCATCAGTTATCGCAGCTGAGGCGGCGTCTCCAGGTGGGTATGCGGGTAATAATCAAACCTCAACAGTTTCACCATCTATGAACTCTAATACTAATCCACAAAATACTGCACCTGTAACATTGGTTTCAAAATATGAAGCCAAATCTCCACCTGATGTAACTGATAAATTAACTGTTAGTGTTAATACAGATGCGGGTGTTTGGAATATTAAAAAGTTTGTTAAGATGACCGTTTCTGTGTTTAATAGAACAGTGGTAAACAACAACACAACTCAAACTTTAAAAACAACGGTTGAAACTACGTTATCTAATTATGTTGTTAATAATATTTTCGCAATAACACATGACAATATTAAAACACTTTTATTTGATACCCCAATAGTACCATTTAACACAACGCCAATAAAACCTGATGAGGTGGTATCAATTCAATTTGTGATTACCGCGGATGCGGTTGATAAGGTTAAATATCCTCAACCAACAATACAATCTTTTAACTTTGTTTATAATAAACCTGTAACAGATTCACCTTTGTCTCCTGCAGCTTTACTTGCATCAGTACTTAATGCTCAACCAGGGTCTTTGATTAGAGTGGGAGAAACTTTTAGTGGTGGTTTACCTGACTATAACGGAACATCATATTATAATGTTAAAAAACCTGCGGGTGGGTACATTACATTAAGATTTGTATGTCCAAATTTACTAACAATTAAATCACCTAATGTGGTTGCAATATCAAATTCAAATGACACGACAATTGTAATTACCAATGGTACTGATACAAAATACACGAATGTTATTGAAGTAAAAAATATAGGAACATTCCAAATGTCTATAGACTATACTTCAAGTGATTTGAAATGGACAAATCCAAATACTAATTCGGTTGAGTTAGTAACAGGAACTGTAACAAGTCCGCCTTTCACTTTATAGGATAACAATATATTTATATAAAAAGATTTTTATGAATTTAAAATCAGCATTAGACAATTACCTTGGAAAATCAGTAAGATATTCTGAGGAAGATAACGGAGATGGAACAAAACAAGTTTGTGATTTAGACACAGGCGATTGTTACACCGTTAGAGAAAGAGACGGTCTTATTGAAAGAGCGGGATACCAAACAACAATAAACAGAAAAGTTAGAGTTGAAACTTCAAGAGGAGTTAAAACATTATTAAACGGATAAAAAAATGAGTTTAGATAAAAAAATTATAAGCGAGATTGAAAGATACAGGAATATTAATAACTATATCTTGGAGCAAGCGGCAGCACCTCCACCACCAGATTTAGGGGCATTAGCTCCAGCACCTGGTGAAGTAGGAGCGGGAGCACCACCTCCACCAGCGCCAGCTGAAGGAATACCACCTGCAGCACCTGAAACACCTCAACCAATTGATATTGAGAATGACCCTGACGTTGAGAAGATTGACGATGAAGGAAATTCTGAAAAAAAGAAAGATGAGGGTAGTGGTACTGAAGAATTAGATATCACTGATTTAGTAGATTCACAAAAAAATATTGAAACAAAACAAGAAGAATATTTTCAAAATTTATTCAGTCAACTTTCAAACTTAGAATCTAAATTAGGTGAGATGGATTCTATTATGAACAAGTTGAATTCTCTTGAAAATAAAATAGAGAAATACAGAGAAAAAACTCCACAAGAAAAAATGGAATTAAGAACTTTGGATTCATATCCATTTAACCAAAAACTTTCCCAATTCTTTGATGACAAACAAGAAGATATGGAAAAGACTGGTAAACATGAATATGTATTAACTTCAGATGAAGTTGAAGATATTAACACAAGTGATATCAAAGGGTCATTCCAACCAGGAGGTGGCGATAGTTACGACAACGAATTTAAAAGATAAAAAAAGGGGACTGAAAAGTCCCTTTTTAATTTGACATATCGGGATTTCCCAATTATATTTAATAAACAATAAAACACTTAAAAATGAGTAATGCACTAGACGCCGTATTGGCACAGTATGAAAAAAATCAATTTGGGGGCGGGGCCCAATCAAAAATGTCGCAAGACGAAAGAATGAAAAAGTATTTCGCTTTAATCCTTGGGGATAAAGAGAAATCAGGTCAAAGGAAGATTAGAATTCTCCCTACACCAGATGGTTCTTCACCATTCAAAGAAGCTTGGTATCATGAAATTCAAGTTGGTGGTCAATGGCAAAAGTTCTACGACCCAGCAAAGAATAACAACGAACGTTCACCTTTAAATGAGGTTTACGAAGAGTTAATGGCAACAGGAAAAGAATCCGACAAGGAATTGGCAAAACAATACAAATCACGTAAGTTTTACATCGTGAAGGTTATTGATAGAGACCATGAAGAAGACGGACCAAAGTTTTGGAGATTCAAACACAATTACAAGAACGAAGGTATCTTGGACAAAATCATTCCAATTTGGAGAAACAAAGGTGATATCACTGACCCAACAGTTGGTCGTGACCTTATCATTGAATTGGCTAAGTCAAAAACTCCAAAAGGAAAAGAATACACAACCGTATCTGCAATTATGTATGAAGACCAAGGACCTGTTCACGCAGAAAAAGAACAATCAGACGCTTGGATTAATGACGAGTTAACATGGAACGATGTTTACTCTAAAAAACCTGTAGAATATCTTGAGGCAATCGCAAGAGGAGAAACTCCAAAATGGGATAGCGAAAAAGGTGGATATGTTTACGGAGACGCAACTGTATCTGAAGAAACAATTGGAGGTTCAAAATCAACTTCTAAGAAAGTTGAAGACCCACAAGCTGACGCTGACGTAGATTCGGATTTACCGTTCTAATTTTATAACCAAGGGTGGTGAAAGCCACCCTTATTTTTTTTCACATGAAGTTCAAAGAAGAAATAGACTTACAATTAAGAGATAACAAAACTTTATCTTATGAATTCCTAAGTCAACTAAAAGACAAGAATTACTTCTCAGGTAGAAGTAAACAAATCGGTGATACTGTTTTGTTTGGTATGTTGAGAGAAGACAGTAAAGAAGGTGAGTTACCAATCTCGTTAATTACATTTCATGAAGATGAGGTTGGGGTACTTTACGAAGAAGACAGCATATTTTACAACCAAAACAAAATAAATAAATTACCGAACATAAAAAGGATACAAAATGGCAATAAAGAAGAACAACTTTAATAAAGTTAAGGAGAAGTTTTCAACTTCCGCAAAATATAAGCCTCAAAGATTTCTTGACTTAGGTGGAGATTTCTTAGACGCGGTAGGTTTACCAGGACCAGCAATTGGACACTTGAATATGTTCTTGGGTCACTCAGATACAGGTAAAACAACGGCAGCAATTAAGGCGGCAGTTGATTGTCAAAAGAAAAAGATATTACCTGTTTTTGTTATTACAGAACAGAAATGGTCTTTTGACCACGCAAAACTTATGGGTTTTGAATGTGATGAGATTGTTGACGAACAAACAGGAGAAATGGATTGGGGCGGATTTTTCATCTTCAACAATAACTTCAGTTATATTGAACAAATTACAGACTACATCAACTCATTGTTAGATGCTCAAGAAAAGGGTGAATTAGACTACGAAGATGAGGATGGAGTACAATCACCAAGCTTGTGCTTTATATGGGACTCAGTGGGTTCTGTACCATGTAAGATGACCTTTGACGGTAAGGGTGGTAAACAACATAACGCCTCTGTATTATCAGACAAGATTGGTATGGGTATTAACCAAAGAATTTCAGGTTCAAGAAAGGCCGATTCTAAATGGGAGAATACTTTAATTATCATCAATCAACCTTGGGTTGAATTACCTGATAATCCATTTGGACAACCAAAGATTATGGCTAAAGGTGGAAACGCTGTATGGTTAAACTCATCATTAGTATTTTTATTTGGTAACCAAAAAGGTGCTGGTACAACTAAGATTACTGCAACTAAAGATAAGCGTTCTATTAAGTTCGCAGTTAGAAGTAAGGTGTCTGTGTTAAAGAACCACATCAATGGTTTAGGATTTGATGACGGTAGAATTATCGTTACACCACACGGGTTCTTGGCAGGAAAAGAAACAACTGAAGAAAAAGCTTCAATTGAAAAGTATAAGAAAGAATATGCCGAATATTGGAAAGACATTATTGGTACGGATGGCGATTTTGATTTAAAAGAAGAGAAAGAAGATTAGTAACCCTCTAAAAAAGAGATGTGAGTAAGACCCTATTGGTTGACGGAGACAACCTATTTAAAATTGGATTTCATGGAGTAAAAGAACTCTATACAGACGGTAGTCATGTGGGTGGAGTGTATCACTTCATTAATACACTACGTCGTTTTCTTGAAGAGCATAACCACGATAAGGTGGTAGTATTTTGGGATGGTGATTCAAATTCATCCATCAGAAAAAGTATATACCCACAATATAAGGGTAACCGAAGACAAGATATGAACGAGTACAAATATGAATCTTACTTGCAACAAAAGGCAAGAGTTAAGACGTATTTGGAGGAGATATTTGTACGACAGGTTGAAATGGCAAATAACGAAGCCGATGACTTAATTGCATATTATTGCAAAATTTCCCTAGACGAAAACATTATTATATTCTCAGGTGACAAAGACCTCACCCAACTCATATCCGAATGGGTTACAATTTATTCCCCAGTTCACAAACAGTATTACAAAAATGGTGACAAGATTTCTATTAACAAGGTGGACATTCCTCATCAGAATGTAACCGTGTGTAAAATCTTTACGGGAGATAAATCAGATAACATTCAAGGTATTGAGGGATTAGGTGAAAAAACCCTCGTTAAATTATTCCCACAAATGCAGGAAAAAACATGCACTGTCCAAGAATTATTGGATATTGCACGAAATATCCCGCAAAAGAAACCTATGAAAAGTTTGTCAAATATTTTGACTGGTAAGACAAAAAGCGGTATTCTTGGAGAAGAGTTCTATACAATAAACTCTAAAATCGTTGACCTTCATAGCCCTCTGATAACTAATGAAGGAAAACAACTTGTAGAACAAATTCACACCGATACAATAGACCCCACCGATAGAGGATATAAAAATTTAATGAGACTGATGATGGAAGACGGTCTCTTTAATTACCTACCTAAGAATGATGAAGCTTGGGTAAACTTCCTAAAACCATTTATGAAACTTATTAGAAAAGAAAAACGAAACAAAAATTAAAATTATGAAAGAGATGGACAGCACCAAAATGGAATTCCTTTTAACTCTTAACGACAACATTGTCGTACAGAGATTCTTTAATGTTAGGAATTATAATCCTAAGGCAAAGAACTCTTTAGACTTGTATGAATTCATGAAATCTTTGAGTGAAGAATTACATTATTATTTGAAAATGAAAACAGTTGTTTATATGATGGACAACAGAGATTCTATTGAACATGATGCTTCAATTATGAACACATCATTCACTGACGAAGCTGAAGTTTTTAACCTTTTTGTTAAGGTTGGGGAACAGACAATTTGTCATAGAGTTTTTGACGGAAAAAGATATCCGCCAAAAGTTCGTTATACGGTTGACGTAAGACCATTTTTGAAAGATGTCTTAAGAGAACTGACTGACATTTTTTCAAATAACAAATTAAGTTACAAATATTTGGAATTTGATTTGAGTAAGTAACTATTTAATAATACAAGGGGGATAGAAAAGAAGATATGAATAAAAATTTTGATTACTTAGGAAATACATTCCAACTACAATTAATTAACCAAATCATAGAGGACAAAGATTTTGCATCATCAATTATTGATGTGATTGAGAGTTCTTATTTTGACAACAAGTACTTTAAAATCATTTTACAGATGATTAAGGAGTATCATTCAAAATATGAATCTTGTCCTAACTTTGATACTTTGGAACAGATTGTTAAGTCTGAAATCACACAGGAATTGGTTGCGAAGATTGTTTTGGATACTCTAAAGCAAATCAAAGACGCACCATTTGAAGGGACGGTTTTTGTACAAGAAAAAGCCTTAAAGTTCTGTAAACAACAAGAGCTTCAAAAAGCGATGGATAGGGCTCAAAAAATTATCACAGAGGGTGATTTTGAATCTTATGACAAAGTTGAAGGACTGGTTAGAGAGGCCCTTCAGGTAGGTGAAGTTGAAAAGAATGTTACTGATATCTTCATGGGACTTGACACAGTATTGGACGAGGACTATAGACATCCAATCCCGATGGGAATTGCGGGTATTGATAGATTACTTAAAGGCGGATTAGCCAAAGGTGAGATTGGTGTTATATTGGCTCCAACGGGAGTTGGTAAAACTACCATTCTTACTAAAATTGCAAACACAGCTTTCAACTTGGGATACAATGTTCTTCAAATATTTTTTGAGGATAACCCAAAGATTGTTCAAAGAAAGCACTTTACCATATGGACAGGTATTGAACCAGATAATTTGGCTCTTCACAAAGAAGAAGTGATAGGAAAAATTACTGAGATTCAAGAAACAATGAAGAACAAGTTAATTCTTAAAAAACTTGCTTCTGATACAACAACCATGAGTCAAATCAAAAATCAAGTTAGAAAAATGATTGCCGATGGAAACAAGATTGATTTAATCTTATTGGATTATATTGATTGTGTATTACCTGAATCAAGTTCTAAAGATGAGTGGAAAGCTGAAGGTTCAATAATGAGAGGTTTTGAAGCAATGTGTCACGAACTTAATCTTGTTGGTTGGACAGCAACTCAAGGTAATAGAAGTTCAATTTCATCTGAAGTTGTAACAACAGACCAAATGGGTGGTTCAATTAAGAAAGCTCAAGTTGGACACGTAATCATCACTGTGGCTAAGAGTCTTCAACAAAAGGAAATGAATTTAGCAACGATTGCCATTACAAAGTCACGTCTTGGTAAAGACGGAGTTGTCTTTGAAAACTGTAAGTTCAACAATGAACTTCTTGAAATAGATACTGACTCATCAGTTACATTCTTGGGCTTTGAGGAGCAACAAGAGGAAAGAAAGAGAGATAGGGTTAAGGAACTTCTTGAAAAAAGAAAAGAGAGAGAATCTCAACAAAAAACCATTTAATTAAATATCTACTTTTTTAAAAAAAAACTTATTTTTTTAATCTAAATTGTTGGTCGATTGGTGTTCGACCACATATTTATCATAAAAATCGTTGATTTTTTAATAAAATAACCACACCTAAAAATTTACAAAGATGGACATTTCAAACAGAATTTTATCGGATATAACTGTGTATATGAAATACGCAAAGTATATCCCTGAACTAAAAAGAAGAGAAACTTGGCAAGAATTAGTTTCAAGAAACGTGGAGATGCATATTAAGCAATATCCTAAATTAGAAAAAGAAATTCGTGAGAATTACATGTACGTTTTCAGAAAACAAGTATTACCCTCAATGAGGTCAATGCAGTTCGCAGGAAAACCAATTGAAATCTCACCTAACAGAATTTACAACTGTGCCTTCGCACCGATTGATGACTGGAGAGTATTCTCTGAAATCATGTTCTTACTTTTGGGTGGAACAGGTGTTGGTTACTCAGTACAAAAACATCACGTTGATACTTTACCTGAAATCAGAAAACCAAATAAAGAAAGAGGAAGAAGATGGTTAGTAGCCGATTCAATTGAAGGATGGGCTGACGCTGTTAAAGTGTTAGTTAAATCATACTTCTTTGGTGGTTCAAAAATTGAATTTGACTTCAGTGACATCAGACCAAAAGGTGCAAGACTTATCACATCAGGTGGTAAAGCTCCTGGTCCTCAACCATTGAAAGAATGTTTAATTAAGGTTGAAGGAATCTTAGATTCAAAAGAAGGTGGTGAAAGATTAAAACCAATTGAAGTACATGATATCGTTTGTCATATTGCAGATGCAGTATTAGCTGGTGGTATCAGAAGAGCGGCACTTATTTCATTATTCTCAGCAACTGACGAAGAAATGATTGGATGTAAGAGTGGAGCTTGGTGGGAAACAAATCCACAAAGAGGTAGAGCAAATAACTCTGCAGTTTTGATGAGACACAAAATTACCAAAGACTACTTCATGGAATTATGGAAGAGAATTGAAGCAAGTGGAGCAGGAGAACCTGGTATCTACTTAAGTAATGATAAAGATTGGGGAACTAACCCTTGTTGTGAAATTGCTTTAAGACCATTCCAATTCTGTAATCTTACAGAGGTTAACGTATCTAACGTTGTATCTCAAGAAGATTATGAAGATAGAGTTAGAGCGGCATCCTTCATTGGAACATTACAAGCGGGATATACTAACTTTCACTATTTGAGACCAATATGGCAAAGAACAACCGAGAAAGACGCGTTGATTGGAATATCAATGACAGGTATCGGTTCAGGAGCTGTTTTAGGTTTAAACATGAAATCAGCTGCTAAAGTAGTTAAAGAAGAAAACAAAAGAGTTGCAGAATTATTGAATATTAACGCATCGGCAAGAACAACAACAGTTAAACCTGCGGGAACTACATCATTAACTTTAGGTACATCATCAGGTATTCACGCTTGGCATAATGAATATTATGTGAGAAGAGTTAGAGTTGGTAAGAATGAAGCAATTTATTCACATTTAAAAAATAATCATCCTGAATTAGTTGAAGATGAATATTTTAGACCACACGATACTGCGGTTATTGGAATACCACAAAAAGCACCTGAAGGGTCAATCTTAAGAAACGAATCACCAATCCAATTATTGGAAAGAGTGAAAAAAGTTCAACAAGAATGGATTAAACCTGGACATAGAAATGGAAATAATGCACATAACGTATCGGCAACAATCTCAATTAGAGAGCATGAGTGGCCAGCAGTTGGAGAGTGGATGTGGGAAAATAAAGAATATTACAATGGTCTTTCAGTATTACCTTATGATGGTGGAAGTTATATTCAAGCACCGTTTGAAGATTGTACAAAAGACAAATACGAAGAATTAATGAAGGCTCTTCATGATGTTGATTTATCAAAAATTGTTGAAATGGATGATGATACCGATTTAAGTGGAGAGGTAGCATGCGCGGGTGGAGCTTGTGAAGTCACACTCGTTTAAAATCATGAAAGATAATTTAGTTCAAAATATTATTAATGGAGTTTATTATTCAATTAAAGGAAATAGATAATAATAAGAGGGAGAAGCTAAAACTTCTCCCTTCTCATTTTTATGAAGAAAACGGCTCTACCGTTTTTACTGAAGAATATCATATTCAACGAGGGTATTGTTGTGGGAATGGGTGCAGGCACTGTCCTTATGAACCAATGGCTCAAAAAGGTAACACTTTAATAAAAAAATAATCTAAGTATATTTATCTCATATGGCAGATGGGATAACATATGGTTTGTATTTCCCCTTTAGAAATTCAACTCAAGGGGATTATTTAGCACTTACAGAATTTGAATCTGAAGAAATTAAATCAGATTTAATTCATCTTCTTTTAACAAGAAAAGGTTCAAGATATTTCTTGCCTGATTTTGGTACAAGATTATATGAGTTCATTTTTGAACCTTTTGATGGATTAACATTTGATGCAATACAATCAGACATTAGAGACGCTGTAGGACAATACATGCCAAACTTACTTTTAAATAATATAACAATAACTCCGTTAGACCCACAAGAAGAATATGATTTAGATACTAATCAAGCAGTTATTGGAACATCAGACTCACCAATATATAGATTCCCTGGTAAAGGAACAGCAGAATATACCGCTAAAATCAAGATAGATTATTCAAATAACAAAAATACATTTGCACAAAGTGATTTTGTTATTATCAATATTTAATAGTAATGGCAAATCGTAAAATATCATATACAACCAGAGATTTTGAAGGTATAAGAACCGAACTTCTCAATTATGTAAGAACTTATTATCCTGAATTAATTCAAGATTTTAATGACGCTTCTGTATTCTCAGTTTTTATTGATTTGAATGCTGCGGTGGCAGATAACTTGAATTATCATATTGATAGAAGTGTTCAGGAAACAGTTCTTCAATATGCACAACAAAAGTCATCAATTTATAACATCGCCAGAACTTATGGATTAAAACTTCCAGGACAAAGACCTTCAGTTGCTCTTGTTGATTTTTCAATAACAGTTCCAGCTTATGGTGACAAGGAAGATGAAAGATATCTTGGAATTTTAACAAGAGGTTCTCAAGTTACAGGTGCGGGAATTGTATTTGAAAACATTTATGATGTTGATTTCTCATCACCATATAACGCTCAAGGATTTCCAAATAGATTAAAAATACCTAATTTCAATGCCAATAACGTATTGGTAAACTATACAATAACTAAGAGAGAATTAGTTGTTAATGGTATAACAAAGGTTTTCAAAAAAGTTATTACACCAAATGATGTGGTACCATTCTTTGAATTATTTTTACCTGAAAAAAATGTTCTTGGAATTACAAGTGTTCTACTTAAAAGTGGAACAGAGTATACAAACATACCAACAGCCGCAGAATTTTTAGGTCTTTCTAATAGATGGTACGAAGTAGATGCTTTGGCCGAAGACAGAATATTTGTTGAAGACCCAACCAAAGTATCTGACCAACCAGGTATTAAAGTTGGAAAATATATTCAAACCTCAAACAGATTTATGAGTGAATATACATCAGAAGGATTTAAAAAAATGACTTTTGGTGGTGGAACAAATACAGCCCAAGACGCTCTTGACCAATTCACAACTTTAGGAACAACATTAGATTTACAAAGATATTCAAATAATTTCTCATTAGGTTCAACCTTAATACCTAACTCAACATTGTTTATTCAATATAGAGTTGGTGGTGGTTTAGCAACAAACTTGGGGACAAACGTTATTAATCAAATTGGTACCGTTTCATTATATGTTAATGGTCCTTCAGAATTAACAAACTCATCAGTAGTTAATTCACTAAGAGCTAATAACGTAACCGCAGCGGTTGGTGGAGCAGGGGTTCCTTCATTAGAAGAAATTAGAAACTACGTATCATTTAACTTTGCAGCACAAAAAAGAGCGGTAACGGTTCAAGACTATGAGTCAATCATAAGAAATATGCCATCCGAGTTTGGAGCACCCGCAAAAGTATCTGTAACAGAAAACGATAATAAGATATTAATTCAATTATTATCTTATGATACTTCAGGTAAACTTACAAGTATTGTTTCAAATACTTTAAGACAAAACGTAGCTAACTATTTGTCTAACTATAGAATGATGAATGATTACATTTCAATATTAACGGCTGAAGTTATTGACCTAAGTGTTGAAGTTTCTATTGTTTTAGATTCGGCTCAAAACTCAGGACAAATTATTACAAATGTGATTGATAAAGTATCAACTTACTTTGACCCACAAATAAGACAACTTGGTCAAAACGTATATCTATCAGAATTAAGTAGTATTATTCAAAATCAAAATGGTGTATTAACCGTTGCAGGAGTAACTATTTATAATTTAGTTGGAGGACAATATTCATCTGCAGAAACTTCTATGGAATATTCTGACGCTGAAACAAAACAAATCGCACCTGTTGATGACACAATTTTTGCACAACCATCTCAGGTGTATCAAATCAGATATCCAAATAAAGATATTAAAGTTTCGGTTAAGAATTTCCAATCAGTAACATTCTCTTAACACATTTATTTATTATTCATTTGACTTATACTTTAATTGTGTATGTGTGCACCTTTAAAAATAACACATAAACTATTTATAAGAAAAGGTATTGATGGGTCAATCTTACAGAATAAGAACTGAACTTGGTGTTAATAAAGCAATTAACGTAGATTTAGAACAAGACTTTGAATTCTTGGAGATTCTATCTTTAAAAATTCAACAGGCTGACATCTATACAAGAAATTGTGCAAACTACGGAGTTTTGGTTGGAAGAGTAACTGCAAACAATGGTTTTGGTATTCCAAATGCTAGAGTTTCTGTGTTCATCCCAATTGAAAGTGTTGATGAATCTAATCCAGTTATTTCATCAATTTACCCATACAAATCGCCAACAGATAAGAATGAGGACGGGTATAGATATAACCTTTTACCGTACGAAAAATCATATTCAACACACGCAGCTACAGGTACATTACCATCAAGAGCGGATTCTTTAACAGGTTCTACCGCTGTAGAACTATATGACAAGTATTATAAATTCACGGCAAAAACAAATGACAGTGGTGATTACATGATTATGGGTGCTCCATTAGGGGCTCAAACAATTGTCATGGATGTTGACTTGTCAGATATAGGAGAGTTTTCTTTAACACCTCAAGACTTAATAAGAATGGGGTTAGCAACTGAGGCTCAAGTTGCTGGTGGTAGATTTAGAACATCAAGTGATTTAAATTCATTGCCTCAAATTGTAAACCTTGTAAAAATTGTTGAAGTTTCTCCATTATGGGGAGACCCTGATTTGTGCCAAATTGCAGTCAACCGACTTGATTTTGATTTAAGGGATGATGCAAATATTAATATTGAACCAACATCAGTTTTTATGGGTTCAATATTTTCATCTGCAGACAATTTTAGATTGAAAAGAGATTGTAAACCCAGAGATAATATGGGTAATCTATGTGGACTTACCACATCGCCAGGTCAAATATTGGCAATTAGACAAACAATACAACAAGATTCAAACGGTAATCCAATATTGGAACTATATCAATTAGAACAGGCTGGAAACATTATTGATGGTAGTGGAGCGTGGTTAACAGAATTACCAATGAATTTGGACTATTATGTAACCAATGAGTTTGGTGAAAAAACATTATCTAATGACCCTGCAGTTGGTATACCAACCAAGGCAAAATATAGATTTAAAGTTAAATGGCAACAGCCCGCAAGTTTAACCGAACAAACTAGAAGAGCTTATTTTCTCGTTCCAAACGTTAGAGAATATGGTTGGGCGGGCTCAGGTGTTGACCCAAATACAAATACAGTTGATGTAAGACGAAAAAATTTATTAGCTAGTTCTTATTATTTTGGTTTAGATTGGAATGGATATGTTCCAGGTGGTAGTACAGGTTTTACGAGTAGTGAAAAAATACAAAAACTGAATGAAATAATTGATTGTCAAGATACTTTCTATGAGTTCAAGTTTAATAGAGTTTATACTGTATCCAATTTAATTGATGAATACAAGAAAGGAGTGGGAAGAGGAAGATTCCTTGGAATAAAAGAGATTGACGATAATGCATGCGAAAGTACAGTTAACAAGTTCCCAACAAATGACGGGTTTAAAAACTTTAATCTTTTGTTTTTTCTTTTTTCAATTTTAATGCAAATACTACAGATTATATCAATTCCTTTATTAATAGTGGTACATGTCGTTGCATTTGTTTGGAATCTATTAGTTAAGTTTAAACCATGGTTTCAGGCTTTATTGGGGATTTTAATTGGATATTATATATTCCTTTCAATTAAAAACTTTATTCAATACGGAAAGGCACAAACAGAGGTTGCAACAATGTACGCAGCGGCAGCTGTAGCCGTAGCTGGTTTATTTACAATTGGATTGGCACCTTTCTTTACAGCCTTAGCGATTACTGCTCAAGTATCTGCATACGCTTTTCTTGCTACTGGTATCAAAGACGCTTTGACTGCTGTGGCAATAGGTCTCGCTTTAATTGGATTCAATTTAATCTTTAATTTAGTAAAAGGACAGCCTATCAAAGGTTTTACATTACCTGTATTAACTTATCCTGATTGTACTTCTTGTGATTGTGGTACATCTGAAGTTGACCCAGAAAATTCAAGTTCATCACTAAGTTCTTTGTTAAGTCAGTTTTCCAATCAATCTTTATATTATAATAACTTAGAAGAACCCGTTAAACAATTAGGTTTTGTTGATGATAACACACCATCGGTTGCATTTTCTTTTTCCAATGCTATTGGTACTAACAGTACAACTAATAATAATAATCAAATATATAAAGTTATGAAATCTTCAGAATCAACGTTGTTGAATGGAGATTCATTTTATAGTTATTCAAATTATATACCATTTGGAGAAAGAATTAATAACTTTAATTTAAGACAAAAATATTTCAGTGGACTTAATCGTATAAGTGTTTCGTTTGATATGAATTCAACGAAACACTATGATAATACTTTAGTATTAATTTATGATGCTCCATTAGACTCAGGTTCCCTTTTGACATTTGTTAACCCCATAATTACAAGAGATGTTAATGCCAAATATACAGGAAGTACAGGGGCATATGTTAGAGGTATTAGTGGAACACCATTAAATCCTGGAGTATCAACATACAATGTTGAATATTGTGACCCAAACAACCAATTAAGTAATTTATCGGTTAGTTATGTATTAAGTACAGGCTCTACGTTATCCAATTATCTTTATCCATCAGACGTTGAATATTTTCAAGTATTAACTGGCCTTACTGTCACAGAGGCCTCAAAAGTATGGGATACAACATCCAGTGGATTTTTACCAAATGTAATGAACTCTGAAACAGTCGTAATTTATACTGAAACTTCAGGAGCAACTGTAACAACATACAACTCACCTGAATATAAAATCTCGGATTTATTTGAATCATTTTCAGAAAAATATATTTTAATCTTACAAAGAGGAGTTGACCCATATTCACCAACGTATACTAATAAGTATGGTTTAGGAAAACTATTTGGGTTAGCAAATGAAGATGATTTGACAATTACTGCAAATACAAGATTGAATATACCAATACAAAAATTACCAAATAGTACAATTTCAGTACAAAGTTTTAGTTCACAAGATAACATTTTTTACCCTTCACATTTTTTCAAAGGAGGAATAGATGGTTCGAGTGTACCTGGTCAATCATGGTCAGCATTTACAACAGGTGTTGTTGGATTTTATGGTAGTTATGATGCATTAAATGCACCACAGTTTAGTGATGTTGCAAATGTGAATGGCGTGAATTGTTTAGTAACGTCAACAGGTAACGATTCATGGACAAGTGGACTCAACGAACCAGCCAAATATGAAACGTCAGAAGATTTATCAGGAGGGGCTTATTATTATGTTGACGGAAGTAATATTTTTTCAACAACAAAACTTACTTATTTCAGTAATGTTCTTTTACCTAGTCTTACCGCTAATCCAATGAGTATTAGTACGAGTACTAAAAATGTTATGAGAACAGATAGACTTCCATCCTCGGATGTTTTAGATGGTAAAAGTTGGGATTATAACCCATCATTATTACAACAAAATTTAGGATTTGCGGTTTATGTAATAACTGACGATGGTGTCACTATACAGGGGACAAATTATTCGGGTGGAGCAACGATTTCAACTCAAGACATTGAAGACCAATATGCATCTCAAAATGTTTTTGACACATTAAGTACATGTAAAAATATTGTTAGTTTAGGTTGTTATGAGGGTATAGGAACTGATTTTCAAGTTAATTCTACTTGTGCGGACAAAGACGCGGTTATTAACGGTTGTTATCAATTTTTGAGAAGACCTTTACTGGATATTCCTAAAGATATAAAAAACTTTAATGAATGGGCATTTAGATGGAGATTTTTCTATGCTTTGTGCCAAGGAGTGTTATCACAATCTTTTGTTAATAACTGGATTAATGGCGGATTATATATGTACCCAATCCAAGTTGATACCTATTTTGATAAACAAAATAAACCAGAGGCTCCTTTGTTTTGTAAAGACTTAATTTATTTTGATAAAAACACTAATAATTTTTATTATAGAAGTAGCCCGTATAATGAATTTACAAATAAGTTTGTTGGTAAACTAGCCGACCAACCAGGACATATTAATAAATTGAATTTATTATCACCAACCACAATTATGAATTTGGGGTTCAAAGATAGTTTTTATAATGAAGTTATATTAGGACAAGGAGATACTGCAGCATATGTGATGCAACAACTTAATTCAACTTCATATTCCGACCCATCAGATTTAATAAATTTATTTGTGATTTCAAGAATTACTGAAGAATCTTTTTTACAAAGAATTATAGGAGGAGGAGATAGTGGAATAAATCAGTTGTTTAGTAGACCTCAACTAAGAATTGATGCTGATTTGGCTCAATTAATTTCAATAAATTCTGAATTTGGTGTTATTAAATTTTCGCCACAATACTATCAATTTATTATTGGACAAACAGGACCAGTAGAAGTTGCAGGAACTGCGGCAAAACCTGTTATTGAAGTTTGGTTTTCCTCTACAACCCAAGACTTACAATCTAAAGATTTTTTAACACCAGGAAGAATTGATTTTAGACCTGAAAATAATGCTGGATATTACCCATATCCGTATGGTATTAAATCACAAATTGTTCCATTTTATCAATGGGAAATAAAAACAAGAACACCGATTTTTGGTACTGAACTTAATAATTGGGCAACAGATTATGTTGATATTGTACAAGGTAAGTCGTATCAATCTTTAGATAGATTAACCAATTATTTTCAAAGTCTTTCAGCGCCAGCGGCTGACCCTAATACAAGTAATGATACTTACAAGAGAGGTTATATTTTTAGTGTAAACTCTAATGGGAATTATTCTGAAACAGGAGCGGCATCTTCACGTTTTATTGTGGGAGCACCATTCCATTTCTATTTTGGTGTTATAAAAGGAGAAAGTTCCCTTGATAAATTCAAAACAAAATACTCAGTAAGTGAATAAGTATACGATAATACCGAGTAATTTTTTATATAAGTCAGCG